GTTCTTTGTGCAACAACAATCCAACAACAAGGTGGAGTACCGCTTCATGCCTTGGCTGTTAGGCCACGCACATGCGTGGTGCATGAACAACTTCATCCACGCACTGGGCAGGGGTGACTCGACCATCATAGTTGACAACACCAACACCGAGAGGTGGGAGTGGATGAACTATGTAAAGCTGGCCGGGCTATTGGATTACAAGTGGGGTGTCATTGACATGAGCGAAGGCGACAAGTCTACCGACGAAGAGCTGACAGCTAGAAATGTCCACGGCGTACCGCTTGAGGTTATTGTGAAACAGAGGGAGAGGTACGAGCATGCCAAGTCAGAAGAGTTACTGTCGTACGGTCAACACAGACAACCTCCCCCATTCCTAGAGGTTGACCCGACAGCAGTATACAGAAGGAACAACAACACCCCGAAAGGGAAATTATGAAACTAAACTACACCATAACAGTGAAGACAGTTAAGCCCAACCATCCCAGCATGACAATCGCTCATGAGGTGGAGGGTAAGGGTGACACAAGAGTGCAAACTTTCTGCTCAGCAATTGGGCAGATAGCTGAGGCATTCCCGCAGTCGAAGGGCCACAACATAATAAAGGTCAGGTCAGGTGCGGGGAAATCCATAGTAATAAAATAAGTTGAACCCATTACTCGCAAGTAATGGGAAACAAGTAACACAGTAACAAAGAAAGGAACCATACAATGACACTAGATATTAGTAACATATTCGCAACAGTAGATAGGGATCGCAAGCTCAGCTCACCGGAGCGCAAGGCCGTGCTCGAGACAGTGCAGGAGTTGCAGGAAACCAAGCGCCGAGAGACAGAGGCATCAAATGCCATCTCGATAGAGGGAATGCAGGGCCAATGGGAGAGGGCGTGCGGTGCGACCAAGCTCAAGGCATCGGTTGAGGCAATGTTCACCAAGATTAACTCGATAAACAAGCAACTCATTGAGTTAGGGGTGGCTCCGATTCACGTTGGAGAATCAATCACTTCATACAGAAGGCACGAGCCTTACAGGTATAGCCATAGCTATAATGATGAGGAGGCAGGGAGGTATGCGGTTAAGATTAAGGACAAGACGCTTAAGAAAAAGTATGATGATATGAGGAAGAACATCGAGGAGATGCAGAATACAACAAGCAGGTTCGATGAGTTGCGTTTCAAGATAGCAACCATCCTCACTATGTCCACGGTGGGCGAGGTCATCGACGCCTTTGAAGTGGAGGCACCCGAGATCATCGGAACAAACAGACGCTTAACCCACAAGTCCTGACACGGTAGTGCGGGAAGCTGGGATAACCAACAACAAGTAACACAGTAAAACAATGTCACATATGAACAACCTAGACATAGACAGAAACAACAGGGCAGGGCGGCCCCGAGCTTGGTCACAACCATACCGACCAACGGGTCCGGCACCTGATAACTTCAGGCACCTGAACTGTGGCCACCTAGAGCCGGAGCTGAAGGCCACGCTCAAGAAGGAGTATCACATTAAGTGGTACGATGAACCGATCAAGGGCTGGTACGTTGGCGATCACCTATATGAAGAGGCCTTGCCTCTGTGCCCTCCGCCAAAGATACCAAGGGTGGAGTGGACTCGGGTCGATGACATCGTATCCCGTGACGAGATGGACGCCGTGAAGTCTCTCCTCGGGAGGGATTTCGGATGGGCTCCCATCGTCAACCCGGATGAGATGGACAAGTTGAAGGGGTTCCTCGCCTCTTGCGCCTAAGACAATGGCAGACAACTGCACCAGTAAAAGGGAAGCCCTTAAACATTGGGGTTGCTTAACCCTTACGGACAAGCAACTTAAGAGGGTGCTTAAGGAACACGGTGTCAAGTACTTGGACGTGGGTAACTGCGTGCTCGCTTGGGATGGCTGGGGGCAATTCAAGCAGGGCAAATGGGAAGAGGGAAATAAGTGGGTGAAGGTATCGGGGTGGGGAACCATAAAGTTAAGGGAGTGGTTGGGATACTAATAATTACTCGCCAGTAATCGGCGGTCAGCCTTCGGGCTGGCCGTTCCCTTCAACCATCAGATAATAAAAAATAATAATAAAAAATATTGACAGGTGGAGTGAGCCTGTCAGTATGTTCTGATGTTTGAGGGGAGCGGTCAGGTGACCGAGCCCGCCAGCCATAGGCTGGTGTAACCATAACAAAAAAAGAAAGGAACCATATAATGAATAGCTGTGAAGCTGTAACCTATCCGATAGCCACAATCAAATCCGCACTGATGGTCTGTGTTAATGTCAACCAGCCCGTCATGTTGTGGGGCCCACCGGGTTGTGCGAAATCCAGCATCGTCAGGCAGATTGCCGAGATGTTGGGCTGGGCATTGTTCGATGTCCGTTGCTCCGATAAAGAGCCGCCCGATCTGGCTGGCCTACCCGTTGCCGACAGGGTGAACAAGTGTGTCGAGTGGCTCCAGTCCTCCAACATCATACCGTTCGAGCGGTTTGATAGTAAGGGGAAACTCATCAAGCCCCGATGGAAGAACCTTCGGGGGGAATGGACAGACAAATGTCTGATGTTCCTTGACGAGCTGGACCGTGCGATGCAGGAAGTTCTAAACGTAGCACTGCAACTCATCCTTGATAGGATGTGTAATGGTGCACATCTCTACGACTGTGTTCGGGTGATTGCCGCCGGGAACGGCGAGAGTGATATCGGAACCACGCCATTCACGGAAGCGTTGTCCACTAGGTTGACGCATCTGTATGTGGCTCATCAATCCGAGGAAGCTGTCGATGGATACATCCAGTGGGCGCAGAACAATAACGTCCCGGCTTGGGCTCAGGCCTTTGCCAAGTATCAGAAGGACGAGGTGTTCGGGGAGCCCGTGTCCTTTGCGGAGCACGCAAGGTGCAACTCAAGGACATTTACTTGGGCATCCAAGCTCATTGAATCCTGCTACGAAATCGGCACCAAGTGGAGCACCAATCCAAAGGTGGTTGAGGCATGTATCTTCGGGACAGTGGGGCGCAACGTGGGCAACTCAATGAAGGAGTTCCGCACACGGATGAGCGATTGTCCACAGCCTGACGAAATCTTCAAGGACCCAAAGGGGTGCAAGCTGCCCAAGGAGCCGGGGTTGTACTACGCAACCAGTATCTCAATGGTGCAGGATGCTGCCCCTCAGGACGAGAAGGGTATGTTCATCGAGGATCGTGCTAAGACACGAGCCTTCTGTGACTATGCGGGAAGATGGCCTGAAGAATATCAAGCCAACTTCTTTCGGATGGCGAAGGATCGTATGACGGTGGCCTCACATCAGGCCTATAAGGATTTGCAGGTCAAGAACCTGTGAACTAGTAAGAGAGTAAGAAGAAAGGAACCATTATGTTGTTAACAAACCAACAAAAAGTACTGAAGAGAATACAAGAGGACGTGATTCTTGTTAAGCTCGGCTTCAAGCAGCCGGGCAAAAGCAAGAAGAGCGAGAGGCTTGCCGTTGATACGGCCAAGTCCAAAGGCATCGACGTCGCCTCTGTTAGCACATCACTTGTCAAGCTGAAGGGGGATAACCTCGCTCGCTATGCCAAGTTGGTAGGTGAGGCACGCAAGTTTCTCAACTACCGCAGCTGCGCCTACGATGACAACGGATGGCGTCTGGTCAGGCTCAAGTTCTGGCCGGGAATCGACACGCATCTCAAGGAGTTGCAGCTCAAGGCATCCGAGACAGCAGACAAGATAGTCGATGAGGACTACGACAGTATGCTTGAGGATGCCAAGACTCGCCTCCGTAGTGAGTTTGAGTGGACTGACTTCCCAAGTCGTGATGAGTTGAAGGCCAGCTTCGGCTTCATCATCGAGCGAGACGTGGTCAAGGGCGGGGATGATATCCGTCTCAACCATACCGCTGCGGTGGTCAAGGATATGGAGCATGAGTTGAATCAACGGCTCAGCCGCAAGGTATCCGAGGCCAGAACCGAGACGGTTAGCCGCATCGAGGACGTGCTCACCAATTGTGTGGACACGCTCAGTGCGTATGGCGAAGGCAAGAAGAGGCAGGAAGCAGCCGATGCCAAGATCGCAAGGGTGAAGAAGGTCTATGCCAGTGGCTCCAAGGCACCAGCTGAAGAGAAGGCCAAGGCTAGGCAGAAGGTAAGTGAGCTGGAGGAAGCGCGAAAGAAGTTCCGTGTTCGCAACAACGGCAGCTCAATCAACAACATCAAGGAGTTGGTGACGGTGTTCAAGGAAATCAACATCACCGCCGACCCTAACATCGAGGCGCTTGGTGACAAGATGGCGCAGGTGTTTGAGAAGTTCGATGCGGAGAAGGTTAAGAATGATGCAGGCTTAAGGAAGAAGGCGACCGACTCGGCCAAGAGTATCCTTGATGACCTGCGAAACATCAGCTTGGTGAGTTAATTACTCGCCAGTAATCAGAAAGGAACCATACAGTATGAAACATCCTAAGTTTGATGAAGCAACAATGAAGTCAGCCGACGATGCGCTGACTGAAACCATGAAGAAGGCACGGCTCAAGGTATCCCTTGGGCATGACTACATCTTCGATGACCACCCGATTGGTGTCCCTTGGATTGCCAAGTGGAAGGTTGTTATGGATGAGAGTGTAGCGACGATGTGTACCAATGGACGGGTGCTCAAGTATAACCCCAAGTTTGTGGATAAGCTGAGCACAGATGCCGTCAAGTGGGTGGTGTTGCACGAGGCAATGCACCTGCTGCTGGGGCATCACGTCAGGAGGGGTGATCGCAATCACAGAGGCTACAACGTGGCCGGTGACTTGGCTATCAACTCACTGCTCAGAGAGTACATCCACAGGTTGGATGTGTGGGATGAGCTGATCAACAAGATCAAGATACTCATGCCGAGGGAAGGGGACTGGGCAAAATTCCCGCACCTCAAGTCCGCTGAATGGTATTACCGTGAGCTGGAGAAGGACATCGCCGACCTGCCCGAGCCACCGCACGGTGGCATGACCGAGCCGTGTGAAGATGGCGAGGGTGGTGAAGGTGGAGACGGAGGCGGCGCGGGCTCCGACGACGAGAAGTCCGATGGCGGCGACGACAGTGAGAAGTCCGACGACGACGGCAAGGGAAAGGGCAGCGGTAAGGGCGAAGGCGACGAGGCTGGCGGCGACAGCGATGGGGGTGGCAGTGGAGATGCAACCTCTGATGGTGGTGAAGCTGGCAAGCCGGGCGGGGGTAAGTCCATGACCGAGAAGTTTGACGAGATAACCGGAGACAGCACCGTGGTTGGTGAGGTCGATGACAGTCCCGTCATTGAAGAAGAGGGGATGGATCACGCCGAGGCCGAGTATGAAGAGACAGCTACTCAGGCAGTGGTGCTGATGAAGCAGCAGGGAAGGGGTGCTGGATATGGCGTTGACTATATCGAGAACTCAATCGCCAAGAAGGCTGCTAATAACTGGGCAAAACTTCGTGAGTATATCCACAAGTCTTGCTTAGGTGGGCGCAATCACAAGCGGCCACACCGTAGGCGCACCGCAGCAGCAGCCACCTTTTTCCGTGGGGCTGTGGTGGATACTGATATTATCTTCCCATCCAATCGCACCAAGGGTAAGTCCAAGGGTGCGGTGATCACAGATACCAGCGGAAGTATGGGACACCGTGAGTGTGACGAGGCAATCGTCCAGATCAGCAAGGTTCTGGAGGAATGGCCGAAGGCAGAGATCACGATGGTACAATGTGATGCCACGATTCATGAGCGAGGCATCCGAGAATACAGCTACAACGACCTGCCCCTTACGATTCCGCGTGAGTGGCTTGGCCGGGGTGGTACAGACATGCAGCCAGCCATCAACTGGCTGAAGGATAGGAAGCATGACTATGATTGGGCAATATTCATCACCGATATGGGATTCTGTTATGACAGCATGACCGAGTCAGGTGTGCCGACGATCTTCGTTGGTGTGAATGCCAGCCCTGATATCACGCTTCCTCAAAGGACATACGGTTACATCCCTGTAATCGTGGAGTAATCAACAAGTAAAGAAAGGAACCAACACATGAATGATATATCGTTAAGTATGGTGGGCTATCACGCAAACGATGACGCCAAGCTGGCAGCATCAAAGGTAATGGCTGAAAGCGTTGGCCAATTGCTGGACATAAGAGGGTTGCCGGTCAGCGGCTGTAAGCCCGAGTTGTTTACAGCCCACAGCTACGGCGCGAGGTTTAGTTTCGATGACTCAGGTGAGTTTGCAACCGGGAGGAAGATAAGTTTAATCTACCACCCAAACGTAAACAATGTGCACCTGTCGTTTGACTGGCCAAGCTATGTGGATGTGGACGGCAGCGACCGCTCGGTTGAACCGGGCTACAACCCAGCCGACTACTCTCCCAATGGTGAGTTGTGGAGCGACAAACAACCAGCCCTGTTCCAGTCCATCGTGGACGCTTGGGATTTCGGCGCGGTTCGTGACTTGAACCACAAGGAATGGAAGGACGTATGCAACCCCAATAAAAAGACACCGCTCACTGACGTAACCATTGCGTCAAAGAAGATCGAGGGCCTGTGGAAAATGTACGACCTATTGTATAGGGCAAGCAGCTTCTGGTCACAGACATACCTCCGCAAGGGTGTGGAGGTAAAGGAGTTCATCGCCAAGATAGGTGTAACGCTGGGCAAGCCATCGTTTAGCAAGTCATATGGTGACACCGTATCCCTTGAGTTCAAGACACACGCACTCGGGGATGTGAGCATGCAGGTCAACAGGGAAGAGGACGGCATCAACACACTGGACAGCATAGGATTAAAGAGAGATGACTTCCTTAGGCTCATCAACTACATCGCCAAGTTCGGAACCAATGGCAAGTGAATACATCATATCCCTTACACCCCGTCAGTGCGACAGCCTCTTGGATGAGGGGCTTCAGCGCTGGTTGGTTGGGGTGGAGGGAAACGGGCATCCATACTGGACGCACACCATTGCTCAGGTAATTGAGCAGATACTAAATCAAAATAACAATGAGGAACCAATCAAGTATGTCGGAGAAGAGTTCAAGTTCACCAAAGAGGACACCAAAGTACACGACACATGTCAGACTCGACACCCGCTACCGGGGAAGCAAGAGGATGGCAACCGTGACGATCAATGATATGGATTGTCTGGCCGGGGCTCCCGGTACCGTGACCTACCTTAAGAAGTTAAGCCAAGGGAGGTACAAGGAGTTGGGTACGTTTGAGTTCGATGGCAAGTGGCCACTGAAAGGAAAAAACAATGAAGGTTAAAGAACTGATTGAGCAACTGAGGTCACCGCATGATGAAGACTCACTTGACTCACTAATCGTGGTCTACTTCGCTTGGCCAAGGGACGCAATATATTGGGCAGATTGGGAAAATTCAGAGGACGAGCCCCGACCAGAAGGTACTTACATACTGAAGGAGGACTGGCCTGCTTTTGCCGATCATATAATCAGAGAGATGGACTTGTCTGATTTCCAGTGTCGGCAGCATACCGTTGTTCATGTAATTTCAAATTCAACAAAGTGGCCACTGAAAGGAAAAAACAATGAAGGTTAAAGAACTGATTGAGCAACTGAAGTCATCGCATGATGAAGATGACTCACTAATCGTGGTCTACTGGGGAAGGGACGAAATACATTGGACAGATTCAGAGGACGAGCCCCGACCAGAAGGTACTTACATACCGAAGGAGGACTGGCCTGCTTTTGCTGATCATATAAACAGAAAGATGGACTGGTCTGACAATGCGGAAATCATCGAATGGATGTGGAAGAACTACAAGAAAGAACGCCAAGTTACTCCCTCATTTACTTGGTCTATCAACCGCGAAAGGAACTAATACATGAGTGAGATAAAGGTAAGCGAACACCATCTGTCGATAAAGGCTGACCCCCTTCGCTTAAAGATAATAGCCGAGGCAATAGGAGAATACCAAGGCAAGCATGAGGCGTTGTCAGATGATACAACATTGTGTGATTTCAGATTCAATATGGAGACAGCATACCAAAGGTGGTACTCCTTAGATGAAGATGACTATGATTACACAGAGGAACACAAGGAGGAGTTAGGAATTGTATGAGTGAGATACAACTAAACCTAGACACAGGAAAGCTAGATACAAAGATAAGGGAGCGGTACCCCGTGGACTGCCAAGTGTGCAACAAGCCGTTGCAATTGTGGGAGTCAACGATTGAGCTCGCTATACTGACAGGTGAGTTCAGCGGTAGCCCAAACATTCATCGGCTTGTTAAGTTCGACAAGCACATAAGGTGTAGCCCAAGCCGGGCACAGAGGATAGTCCACGACGACTTCCCGCCGGTGGTCGATGAGCGGCCACAGTTTGACTGGCGAAAGGATGACAACGGGTGGAGCAACAAGATGAGGAAACATTACAAGGAGCGCTACACCACTGCGTGGTTACGGCTTCAGCTGGATCACAACCCCGACTGGGCGTCAGGGGGCAAGAAAGCATGAGCGACAAGAACAACAACACAAGGAAAGGAAAAAAATAATGTCACATTTCTATGGGACTATACCAGTAAGCGCACGCAAGACACAGGCAACAGCGAGAGGGCACAAGAGTTCAGGCCTTGTCACTGAGGCAGCAAATCACAACGCAGCAATTCGTGTTGAGTTGGCACACACCCACGGCAGGGACACGTTCACTGTCAGGCGGGTTGTGAAGGGAGAACAAAACGAGATCACCAATGGCGAGTTACTCGCGGAAGGAGAGCTATGAGAAAATACCTAGTAACAGTAAAGAAGAAAGCCACCCACTATTTTCATGTGGATGCAAAGAACAAGACGGCGGCAGTGAAGCTCGTCAAGGATAGGATAATCGGCACGTCGATGGACTGCCGTGAAAGCTACGGCGATGAGATTGTTTCCACTGGAAGGATAGACAGTCAGGAATACATCACCAGCGCCGAGGAAAAACAACCACAAACATAAAAGAAAGGATAAACATGAGTGATATATTAGAAGCGAAGGACATAAGGCAGCGGTTAAAACTGGACAAGGACATGCTTAAGGCGAGCGAGAGGCTCTCCGCTGACGAGGCAAGGTTCCTTGTAGACACCTACTACCAGATACAGAACAGCAGGATAAGGGCATCAGCCCAAGTGCGAAGCTTGGTTGGGAACAACGAGCCGAGTGAGCTACTTGAATGGGTTGGCGAGATCAACAAGGACCTTGAACATAACATCAAGAGAGCGCTTGGCAGGTATGCCAAGGCAAATCCAGTGGGGATGTGGTCACTGGGTATCAAGGGCATCGGCCCCGTGCTTTCAGCAGGGTTGCTTGCCCACATCGACATCACCAAGGCCCCGACAGTTGGTCACATCTGGCGATTCGCAGGGCAGGACCCGACATGCAAGTGGGCGAAGGGACAGAAGCGACCGTGGAACGCATCACTTAAGGTGATATGCTGGAAGATTGGCGAGTCGTTCGTCAAGGTGAAGTCGAGGGAGGGTGATATCTATGGTCAGTTCTACATTCAACGCAAGGCGTTGGAAGAGGCGAACAACAATGTGCTTAAGTATCAGGCGCAGGCAGATGAGGGAGTCAAGCGGGTTGGCAAAACCACTGAGGCATTCAAGCATTACTCAGTTGGTAAGCTACCGCCGGGGCATATTCATGCACGGGCCAAGCGGTATGCGACCAAGCTGTTCTTGGCACACTGGCATGAGGTTGCCTACCGTGAGCACTACAAGACAGAGCCGCCGTTGCCTTATCCCATAGCACACTTGGGCCACGCCCATCACATCAAGGCAGCATGATCCTCATGATTCTAGCACTGTCATCACTGGCGGTGACGGTGTTCATGTTCTACATCATACTGACAGATGAGTGACAAGATATAAGCCGGGTCAGTAGAGGGAACCTTGATAGCTGAGCGAGTCATAATATAGGAGAGCACCATAGCATATGAACGAGTCAGAAGAAGAGAGAGAACCTATAGAATTGAACGAGTCATATGACGAGAGAGAACCAGTTCCCCTGAGCGAGTCAATGACAAGAAGGGAACCAACACTGTTGAACGAGTCATTACCCCAGAGCAGCACCACTGGTAATGAACGAGTCATCTCAAGAGAGAGAACCAATATGGCCGAACGAGTCAAACTTATTGAGGGAATCAGAGAGTCCGAACGAGTCAGGTCGTCTGAGAGAACCAATGAAGGCAAGCGAGTCATGTTACAGGAGAGAACCACGTTATTGGAACGAGTCATGTAATACGAGAGGACCATTACTATTGAACGAACCGTGCCCTTGGAGAGAACCACTAAAGTAGAGTGAGTTATGCAGCAGCAGTGTGCCACTATGAACGAACGAGTCAGAACAAGGGAGAGAACCATTGTATTAGAACGAGTCATCCAAAATGAGAGAACCACACGAAGCGAACGAGTCATTTCGGGAAAGAGAACCATTGCCCACGAACGAGTCACGTGAATCGAGAGAACCACGTCCACCGAACGAGTCAAAGTATGAGAGGGAGCCATCTAAGTTGAGCGAGTCAGAAACAACGAGGGAGCCATGAGCCTAGAACGAGTCAAACTGTGTAAGAGAACCAGTAAAGGTGAACGAGTCAAAGTTGGAGAGAGAACCAACCAAGCGGAACGAGCCACAAAAAAGGAGAGAACCAAAACAAATGAGCGAGTCATTAGTCATGAGAGAACCACTAGTTTTGAACGAGTCAAGGTCCGTAAGAGCACCAAGAATGTGGAGCGAGCCAGTCATAAGAGAGTACCATAAAAGACGAGCGACCTCCTTACCCCACAACAAGTACACAGAAAGGAATAATAAATTATGTATACCGTTATTATACACGCAAGAGGCAGTGACCTTGCCGACTTGATCGGCTTGGTCGGGACAATGAAGGAAGCACGACTGGTGTCTGCGTCCTTACAGGAACAGCCCGAGGTGGCTGTAGCCAAGAAGAGAAGAGCCGCCAAGAGGGCCGTCAAAGCCGAGGCCACCGATGGGGATGACCCACGGCTGGTCTTTAACATCAGACCAACCGGAGCCAAGAAGGTGGACGTTGAGGAATCTCTCAAGCGGCTTGGCCTGACGGAGGAATGGCTGCGTTCCAACGCGGTGAAGACAGGCACAGCTGAGCATTCAGTCAAGATGGCTGTACTCAGGAACAAGTTCTTCACTGAGAAGAATGGAAGATAGGGCTTGCCTTGGGGCAGGATGCGTGGGCAATGTGTGCCTAAGGGGCTCGCCCCTTGGGTATGTTGCTCATTGCTTGGTGAGGGGACCTTCGGGTCCCCTCATTTTTGTTAATAAATACGAATAATAATATTGACTCCCCGTGTCCGGTGGGACATGCTGTGTCCTTCTTCGCATGAAGGGAGTAAAGACACAGTCATTGACCATAGATGGAAGGACGCACTTGCTGTTAAAAAAGTGGTGCAAGAACACAGGGATGAAGGTCGGGGCAGCTGCCTCGCAGTTCATCCGAACAGGAATAAAAAACAAAGCAATAACAACTGGAGATGTATAAAAAAGCACAGAGAAGCAACAGGAAACTAAGGATGGCCATCGCCGGGATAGCTGGCAGTGGTAAAACCTACACCGCCCTTCGACTTGCCAGCGAACTGGGAAGCCGTGTGGCGTTATTGGATACAGAAAGGTCTAGCGCAGAGGTTTACTCTGACAAGTTCAACTTCGATGTTGCACAGCTGGACACACACCACCCGCAGAACTATGTGGACGCCATCAAAGCGGCCGAGGCAGACTACGATGTCCTTATTGTGGACAGCCTGAGTCATGCGTGGATAGGAAGGGACGGGGCCTTGGACTTGGTTGGGAAACAGGGCAAGTCTTTTAATGCGTGGGGTAAGGTGACTCCGCTGCACAACCTGCTGTTGGATACACTGCTATCCTACCCGGGACACCTTATTGCCACGATGAGGATGAAGCAGGCGTATGAGCAGGAGAAGGATGCCAAGGGTAAGATCAGTGTTGCCAAGATAGGATTAGCCACGCAGCAGCGTGATGGTATTGACTATGAGTTCGACCTATTCGGCGTGATGGACGTGATGAACAACATCACCATCGAGAAGTCCCGCTGCCCCGAGCTGTCGGGTATGGTGTTTTCCAGACCCGGCGAGGAACTTGCCTCAATAATCAAGACTTGGTTGTACTCCGAGGCAGCCCCCGAGGCAGCCCCCGAGGTGAAGCCGGAGGTTAATGGCAACATTGATGCGGCTCTAACTGCATCGGCAAAGGAAAAACTGAGCCAGTTGTTCTCGGGAAAGGAGCTACTGATACACAAGTTTCTCGTTATGAGGGGGCAAATAAAGGACGGAGAAACGTGGCAGAGTATAAGCCAAAACTACGCCGACTCCATACTGGACAAGCCGGAGGTCTTTCTGTCCACGGCTGTTGCCCTGAGTAGATAAGGAATTTAGCCACAGGTTTAAGGGTGCACTGATAGGGTTTGATCATGACTATGGTGCTATGTTTAGGATAAAAAATCCATTGCCCGTGACGGGTTCAACGGTTTGGTGGTTCCTCCCCGAGGACTGTCATTGGATTTCCTGTGGTGAATATTTTTGCAATGAGCAAGATAGTAGTAGATGACCCACCCCTAACGGGTGATGAGAGGATGGGGCTTCCATCGGCGTCCGGGCTTTACCGACTAGCCCTGTGCCCCGGCTCCCATAAGATGAGCCAAAAGGCCCCGCCTGAGTCTACCTCCCCGGCTGCTGAAAGGGGAACACGGGTTCACGAAAGGATGGAAGGAGGTGACATTGAATTGTCTCCCGAGGAAGAGTTGGTTGCAAAGGAGATGGAGGAATTCGACACGGTTTTACTGGACACCTGTGACACACTGATTCGTGAGGTTCGCCTGTGGTATCAGTGGGATGATGGCGACAGGTTGTTCAGCGGCAAGCTAGATGTTGGCGGTATCGACAAGGTGAACGGAGACACCGTGCTTGTTAACTACAAAACAGGGCTTGGTCAGGAGGCGGTGGCTGGAAACTGGCAGGCAATGGCCGAGAGCCTCCTGTTCCACCGCTACCTAGGAACCCCGGGGAAGAATATTGTTTACTCATTCAATCAACCCGAGTCACTGCACGGCAAAGCCATCTCGGCCACGTTTACAGAGGGTGATCTGGCTGCATTTGAAAAGAAGATTCTCAGTGTTGTTGCGGCATCCCGCGCCGACAACCCCCCGCTGATGCCGTCGATGGAAGCGTGCAAGTGGTGCAAGGCTATATCAATATGCCCTGCTGCATCGTGGAAGGTGGAGGATTCGGCTGGCGAACTGGACAAACCGTTGGCAGAATTAACACCAGAGAACCGATCAGCTGTGCTTCATAGGGTTCGTGAAGCAGCGGCTATGGCGGAAGGCATATGGAACCAGCGCAAAGCCGAGGCAAGGGAGCTACTCAGCAACAGTTCCGCAAGTATTCCGGGCTACGGTCTTAAGAAGGGCAGAAGGATTCACAAGCTGACAGATGCCAAGCAGGCCTTCGACCTGTCGAACAGCCTCGGCATACCTGAGGAAGATTTCTTTGGTGCTTGTAGTATAAGCTACTCAAAGTACAGGACGCTAACATCCCGGGCGGCAAAGGCGCTCGACGGTGAGGAATTTATGGAGCAAAACCTCGGGGATGTAATAACAGTTACCTCGGCAGCAGACAGCATCATCAAAAAGAAACAGTGAGAAGACCGAGGTATGAATCTGAGGATGACAGAAAAGCTGAGAGAGAAGTTGCCGACTACCTTAAAAAATATCACGGCCTCAGGTGTCACAAGCTCCCCATCAGCTACCGTGTTGACTGGGTTGTATTCAAGAAGGACAGCTTCTTCGGGTTCATTGAGCTAAAGACACGCACGTTCGAGAAGAGCAGGTTCCCCACTTTAATAATCTCACTTGGAAAATATTCAACAGGCTGCAACTTGGCCCGGATCAGCGGAGGTGCGTTCTGGGTTGCTGCAAGATGGACAGATTCCTTGGGCTTCTACAGGGTGGACGATGTTGTGTCGGACATTACGATGGGAGGAAGGACAGACAGGGGAGACAAGGATGACGTCGAACCTGTTGTTCATTTTCCTGTGGATGAGTTCACAGATAAACCAACCCTGTATGAACAGTAGACAAAAAGGAGCAAGGGGCGAGAGAATGTTTCGTGACGAGCTGCGTGCCGCAGGGTTCCACGGAGCCGGAGAACTCGCAACCATCCGTGGGTGTCAGAATGCTGGACGAGGTGTTGGTGGAACAGCAGCCCCAGATGTTATTGCCCCAATGATGGCCAAGCTCCACTGGGAGGTGAAGTTTCGTGAGAGAGGGAGTCCAAGGCAGGCCCTTGAGCAGGCCAAGCATGACGCCAAGCCCGATCAGATTCCTGTTGTTGGGTTCAAGAAAAAGCACGCCGACTGGATGGTGTGCCTATCCCTTGAGGATTTCTTTGAGATTTGCAGACAGTTGCCTACTGAATGGCTGATGAATGAAGATTGATGAGATTCCAAACAATGCGGATATGGAGGTTGGGATGCTCGGGTGTATCCTTCTCAGCCCGGTCGATGTCCTGCCTTCGTTTGTGTCTGAGCATAAGTGCTGTGCTGATTATTTCTACAGCATTGATAACAGATTTATCTTTGATTGCATCCTTTCTCTATTCAATTCCAACTCCCTTATTGACGAGTTGACACTGGTCAACCACATCAAAAAGCTGGACGGAGAAGAGAGGGTCGGGGGGTTTGGGCATGTCATCAACCTGACACATCAGGCACCCAGCCCCCACAACTGGAAGTACTACGCCGATGAGCTGATGGGCTACCACATCAAGCGCCGCCTCATCGAGACAGGCAGGGAGGCCATTGCCTCGGCCATCTCAGAGCCTAACGCAGCCCACGCCCTTGAGCGCATCCAGCGTGATGTGCTTGCCATAGCACAGGATCAGTCAAGGGCGGGAGAGCACGACACCCCTGAACTGGTGAGTGAGTACCTAGCCAAGTTGGGGGACAGCATAGGAAACCCGAATGCAATGATGGGAATTAAGACAGACTTCCCGTCGCTTGATAACGTGCTCAAGGGGTTACAGCGGGGAAACATAATCATCCTTGCTGCCCGGCCAAGTGTTGGGAAGACGTCTATGGCTGTCTGCATTGCGCGGCATGTTGCGGTTGACACGGATATGCCTGTCGGAATCTTCTCGCTTGAGATGTCGGCAGCTGCCCTTGTCCAGAGGTTGATTCACATAGAGGCGGGGATAAGCAGGGATGATGCAAAGGACAACATTGATAAGATCAGCAATGCTGCATCAAAAATTGCAGACGCACCCCTGTTTATAGATGACAGGAGTGGCCTCTCCGTTCAGCAAATTACCGCTGCCGCTAGACGCATGAAGCAGCAGCACAAGATCAAGCTGCTTGTCATAGATTATCTACAGCTCATACGCAGCACAAGGGACAGGGGTAGCCGCAATGATGAGGTGACAGAGATCAGCTCGGGTTGCAAGGGGCTTGCCAAGGAGCTGAACATCCCAATCATTCTGGTCAGCCAGCTCAGCAGGGCAGCTGACAAGGACGCCCGCCCGCCAAAGCTGTCGGACCTCCGTGACTCAGGCAGCATAGAGCAGGATGCGGATGTGGTGCTTTTCCTGTGGCGTGACCCTGATTACAAGATGAACGATGATGACCTAGTCGTACCTGTGAAGCTGTCTGTTGATAAGAACAGGGACGGACTGAGCGGCGTGAAGATTCCAATGGTGTTTCATCGTGAGCTGACGAAGTTTGTGGAAGGTTCAATATGCTCAGACATTTAGACAGGATACCCCCCAACCTGTGCCGGGTTCTGGCCCGTGTTGGCAGAAGGGCAATGACGAATCAGGAAATCTCTGACAAGTCAGGGCTGACAATAAAGAGAGTGGGTGAGATATCCCGGCTCTCAAGCTGGGGCCGGGTGGACGTGGGTCAGGTTAGTAGCTTTGCAGGGGCATGTGGTGTTAACCTAGTTCACCAATCAGGGACAAGGAAGTACCTGCTCAGGAGCGAGGGCGCAAAGATGAACCACATCAAGATGAGCCCAAACAGGAGATATCTGTTAGAATTACTAGGATTATGAACCACCATGAAAAAGAAAAAAAAGCTGGGCAAAACTTTGCCCCAACTGATACATGAGTTTCTTGCGTTCAGAAGGGTTGTCGGAAAACAAAACACCATCATTGGTTTGCAAACCACGCTGGAAACCTTCGCGTTATTCTGCCTCAACAGAGAACTGAACCCGCTCGAAACCGAGACAGTGCAGAAGTGGGCCACCACATTGAGGGCACCCGTGGGTGGGAAGAGGGTGCGTACAGGAGGCACAATCAACGTCTACATCCGCAGGCTGAAGTCCTTCTTTAACTGGGGAACAACGATGGGTTATTTCAAAAGGAATCCCTGTGCCCTTGTTGGCAAGTTCCCAACTGAGGGGAAGCATGTCCGTGGCTTTACCGCAGATGAGATAGTAAAGCTGGTGGCCGCTGCAAACGCTGATCCTTGTTCGTGGTACTGGGTCCCAATGGTTCTACTTGGGTGGCACTACGGCATGCGCCTTGAGGACTGCGCCAAGTTCGGGGCACAGTGTGTGGACTGGGACAGGATGACCTTCAGGTTCACCCCCCGCAAGCAGAGCCGCCGCGAGATAGAGCTGCCCTTGCACGGCGACGTGACCAATGCCATTAAGGACATAGAGATTGAGGATGATCAGGAGTATTACTTCCCGCTTGGGGCTCAGAGGTATACATCAAACACACTGAGCAAGGAGTTCAAGAGGATAGTCATAGCAGCAGGGCTTCCCGATCACATGACCTTTCATTGCCTGCGCCACGGTGCAGCAACCAGTATGATTAAGGCCGGGATAAAGCTGACATCAATCGTGGATATAATAGGGTGGTCGTCCACGAGTATGTTGCAGCGCTATCTGGACACGGATGTGGATGAGGTGGGCAAGTTAACCCAAGCCAAGTCGGTGATGCCTGTGGTCAAAAGCTTTCCATCGGAACGTAGTATGGCGGGGTGTCACTCGGAAGCCTCGACCTCGGACCCAGACTCTTCGGCATCTTGCTAGGGATTCTCTTCTTAGGAGGCTGAACCGTCCTGTATACTGGCCTCGCCTTTTCCGAGGCAAAAAGCCCCGTCCATTTGAACTCCTCATATGCGAGTGTCCAGTTGGTGATGCTCGTCTGGATGTACTCACGATCAGGTCCCTTCGTGTGGCTCAGGTTTTCCCAGAACATTTCTCTCGTTGGAATGTGCCGAAGCGATCTTCTTACCGGGTTCATCGCCTTAAGGCTTTGCTCCATACTCCGAACAGCCTTGTCCCAAGCGTCCGGCGAATCCCAAATCTTCTGCCCGGTTGCGTTCTTCTTGGCGGCGATGAACACCGGGATGGCTTCATCAAAAATCCTTCTTGCCTCACCTAAATCCCCGCTCTCAACAGCTGCTGCCCATAGCTCTCTGTATGGGCTCCACATATCTGACCGACGAAACTGAAACTGAGCCGGTGTTCCACCTGTTGGCTTCTTCGCAGTCTGGTCACCATAGTTCGCCATGATTGCCCTTATTGCGTTGATTGTTTTCAGCAGCGCTTTTTGGTGTGTGCTAACACGGGAGGTGATTGCCCTCGTCATCGGCAAGGCCCGGTTGGCTGCGTTTATCGTTTGGTTCACCATCCAGTTTGCCACTACCTTCTTGTCTTCCTTTGGAAAATGCGCACCAGCCTCCCTCATCTCCATTCCCCACCGATACACATTGCCAAGCTGGCTTATCAGCAGGTTGGCAGGCAGATGCTGTGGCCTGCCCGGCATGTCATGTGTGAACCCGGCAATCGTGCTTCCGATTAGAGGCACGGACTGAAGGCCAAGCCCGGCCGTGGCCCACATTTTGTTGGAGAAACCCTGCGCCTCATCAGGCAGCCGTGTGATTCTTCTTCTTCCGTAAAGCTGGCGGTCTGCAAATCGGGCAAGGTACTCAAGCAGCCAGTTGTCCGGGATTGCTATGCCCATCGCTGCTGCCATCACCAAGAAGGATTGAGCCCTTTGGACAAACCCTTGAATCGGCGACCTGTCGCCCCGTGTCCTGTACCCTGAGAATGGGGCGGTGTTCACCCAGTTCTGAAGCTGGTTAAAGGCCCACCCAGTAAGGGCAAACAGGACAGAGTTCATCACCTTGGTCTTCATCCAAAGCGGTCGGTTGGCAGGAGTTGCGTGGTTGTTCGTCATCACAATCACGGCAGACATCCTGTCCAGCTGCTTTTGTTCGAACAGCCTTACATTGCTCCTTGCGTCATCGTTTGGCGCAGCCTGAAGCTCTTTCCAGAACGCCCTGACCTGATCTTGGAAGTTTGTTATCCCGGCTTGGGATAGAAATTCCTGAGCATTATTCCAAGTAACCTTGTTTGCCTCCAGTATCCCAAGGAAATTACCTATCAACTCCTGTGGGGTTATGTCTGCCTCTAGGCTTAACTTGCTGTTAATCCTGTTGCCGAAAGCCAGCCGGGCTTTTCTCTCCAGATTGTGCCCAACCCATTGACCCATAGCTGCCATTATATTGTTGGCTGTTATATCTCCGAGCCTTGGCAGGGTTGGTTGAAACCAGAGTGCGATATAGGATTCCCATGTGCCTACAAGATTATGTGAGAACCGCTTGGTGATAGCCCAAAACGGATTGGAGCTGCTGGTTGCCTCCGCACCCCGCTCATCCATTATCCTTCCGCCCATCTCCCGAAGCTCTTCAAAGTTCAGCATCGTTTCGGTGGGGGTGATGGGCATACTGAGCCCTTGGGTTTCCAGCATCTTGTACTCCTTGATTCTATTCGGGAGCGTTTGGGAGAGCTCAACAATCATAGGATCGAAGAACCCCTGAATCATTGCCGTAAAGTCAGGCTTAATCCCCATTAGCTTCTGCTTAACACCCTTCCTGTATTTCTGGTGCCACCAGCCGTTAGTGACTGCGCTGTACAAGGGTAGTAATGGAACAAGGTAACTCTGCTTGCCGAGCGACAACTTAAGCAGGCTCTTGGCAAGTGAGCCACCCAGCTTGAACCCCTGAACAATAAACCCACGGGCTATTATGTTCAGTGCTGCCTGAACGCCTGAGCCTCCTGTTATCTTCTGAAGGTTGACGGTTGCGTTGATGGCTGTCTCGGAGACGTTGCGCATCATCGTCATTGTGTTCCCAAGTATGCCACCAATGGTCGCCCCC